TCCATTAGACTATCCGCTGATGAATGCCGGCAAAGTAGTGCCACGCGACCCTTTTTTTATATACAATCTTCCCCAACCCCAACCCACAACAATATATTCCAACGCAACCAATTCATAAAACAACCATACCACAACAATATATTCCATCGCAACCAATTCATAACACTTGCACAACATAATATTACCCCATATACAATCCCACCTTCAAAATATATTTCATGTTCTTCACATAATAACAATATAATAGTTTAATACCTACCAATTATATACCAAACAATTTTAAAGATATATCCTTCTTCTTCAATCCACAATAGAAAAAACTCAAACAAACAAAGGGATTATACTATCCGTCATTCCTTATATATTTTCCTGAACCCCTTGCAATTGCTGCGCGGATATGCTATACTATAGTCACGGTAAGGGGATACCGAACCGAATGAAATGAAATGGTAGGTAACCATGAAATTCATTTTGTATATCTTTATCGCTTTATCAGCATTTGTTATGTGCGGCATGTGTATGTATACCGCGATAACATCGGAAGACAACAACATAAAAATGTTGTTTTGTACAATTGTAAGTGCGGCTGTTGCCGTTGTAGCATTACTTTTTGCAGGAGGTGTAATCGAATGAACAAATCGCTTAATATACTCGGCAAACCCGATAAGCCGTCAACGTTTCTACTTGTTTGGCAGGGTGGCAATTCGGAATACTTTTGTGAATTTGTTAACGGAAAAGATTATGAAACAGTGGAATATGTTGTTTTGCAGATCCTACCCAAAACAGGAATTAACAATGCTGTTTTGTACAAATCTGTTGTAAAACTCAACAAAACAAACAATCAACATGTTTTTTCGGGTTTATGTGCCGTTTGCAGTTTACAGCGGTAATAAATATAAACTTAGTAAAGCAGAATGTTGTTTTTCCGCACCAATTGAAATTTGGTCCGATGAAAATTACCATGAATGCAACGAAGGAGGAACAATAAAATGAAAGTTTATAAATCTCGTTTTTTGCCGAAAGTTGAAAAGGCCGCAAGAAAAGCTCGCAATCGCAACAATATATACAGTTGCTTACATCCAGTTTATACACTTGGGCATGGGGTATGCACTTTTGAACAAGGACAATACGCAATTCGCGGAAGAGTTTCGACAACTGATAATGAAATGTTTCTTTGTAATACTGATTTAAAGTTACAACCGCAACATGAATTTTTTATTAACAGAAATGGAAATGCATCCCAAATAGTTGCGAATACTTTAATTACACATAACGCGGCTTTTGAACCCATAGACAACTTCAACCCTTTACATTTTACTGAAACAATATTTGATTTAAAGTATGTTGAAAATCTTGTAAACGTTGATAGAAATGCGTTGATTGAGTTGTTACAAATGATGGAAGGTGATTATGTTACAATATCAATTGTTAATAATAAAAATGTTTTATCATATCCCTTTCTTAAAATTGATGGTAAATATAACAATGCGTTTATGTACCCAATTATTAAGAAAAAATAAGTAAAGCCCAATAAAACGCAACAACCCCAGAACTGCTAAACTTCTGGGGTTGTTGCGATCTTAAAACTAAGGAGGTAAGAAAAATAATATGTTGGCTGAAAGACTTTTTCCCTTTGCACAATGCTATTATAGCACACTTCATTTTATCTTGCAACCATTTTTACCAATTTACTAAAATATATTATGCATATGTGATATTATTATCACTGTCAATCGTGCAAGTATGAAGTGTTGCTGTTTCATCATATCCGATAAAAGTTAACTTTGTCGGTGTGATTATCGTATTTCGCATTATATACGTTGAATTACGGTTATTTGCTGAACTAAACTTTACATCAACAACAGCACCTCTTGTTATATTAAGGTAAATTATAGAAAATGTAGTATCGGCTGTAAGCGATCCGTCATCATTTTTTACAACTCCTACATGTGCAAATTTACTATCAGTATATGTCTTTGCACTTGCAAGGATCGTTTCATCCTGTGTGTCTGCATATGTTTTCGCCGCCGCAAGTGTTTCGCCGCATTTAGTATTAGTGTATATTGTAGCTGATTTCTGTACCGCCGCGTCTTGCTTATCAGTATATTCTTTCGCCGCTGTCAGCATTGCACTATCCTGTGTATCCGCATATGTTTTCGCCGCCGCAAGTGTTTCGCCGCATTTAGTATTAGTGTATATTGTAGCTGATTTCTGCACCACCGCATCCTGTGTATCAGCATATTCTTTCGCCGCCGTCAACGTTTCCGAACAAGCATTTCCGACATATTCTAAATTTGCCGCAAGTGTACGCGCGCTTGCCGCTGTTGCTGTCGGCACTGTTATTCCGCTGTCAGCGGTAATTAATTTATAAAATCTCGTTGTTTCGTGAAATTCGGTAAACTTATTAAAATCAACGGTATTATTAAATGTTACTTGCGCTTGAAACGTTGTAGGATGATCCTCTGTAGCAAAACTATACTGATACAGAGTAATACTTTCATCTGGGCGAATTGATACAACCACTTCATTTTTAGCATCAATGCGCAAAAAATTGATAGCACTATTTGATGAAAATATAGGAATGAAAATAAGTAAGTCATCTTCGTTTTTTGTTGTAAGAAACACAATTCCTTTTCGCATTCCCTCTGCAATTTCAGCGAAAGTTTTATTCGCTTTTATCGGCCTTGCTGTAAAATCGACCTCAACCCACATAACAGATAATTTATCAACAATAAGCTCATTTATAGCCTGTGCAAGATCCTCAATGTCGCCGTGGTTTGCGTTTACAGCATCAACGATAACATTTATGTGATACAATAGTTTCCATACCATTTCCAAAAACGATAAATTACCGTCAAGCACACACGGAATGACTGGAGTATAAACCGAATTAAGCGGAATATTAACTTTTTCCAATTCTTTATCTTTTATAGTAATCATTATATAACCCTCCGATTAATATATATTCATGAAACACTCTTCAAGCTCATCAAATATCATTTTATTAATATTTATAAGTGTTTCCCTAAATTCAAGTAACATTGCGCTGAATGTTGCGGAATTTCGTTTTCCAATAACATGATTTATATATTCATCAGTATTATTGAAGTTTTCTGTTCCGTTATCGGTTGTTCGGCCTGTATTTTCCGTTCGGCTTGTTGCGTTTCCGTACGTTTCGCCGTGATTTTCTTCGTTTAAATCTTGCGTTGTACTGGAATTGCGCTTATTTTCATTTGTTCCGTTGTTTGTATTATTACTGGTTGTTTCAGCGGTATTCGTTCCGTTCTCTCTTGTTTCACTATTATTTGCGGTATTATTTGACTTTTTACGATAATTTGTTAAATAATAATTATCGTTTATGCCGTTAACGCCGCTTACACTTGTTTGCGGTGTGTCGCTGTATGCGTCCGTGTCAAAACCGCTGATATTTGATTCAGCGTTTGTGTTTCGGTTTGTATTTTCAGTTGTTGACGCCGTTGCTGTTGCTGTGTTCGTTGCTTTTCCATTGTCAGTGATATTTTGATTTTCAGTGTTATTTCGGTTTATATTATTGTCGGCTACTGTATTTTGACTGCTTTCCGCATTCATGGTTGAAGATGAATTGCCTGTGTTTACAGTATTTTTTTCTCCGCCTTGCGATCCATGGTGTTCTTCCGTATAATCCACATCGTTCAGCGGGTTAAATTCCAACATTGCACTTTTATAAAGTTGATTATAGTAAGGCATAATTTCACGGAGTTTTCGCGCAAGATAATAATTAAACAGCCCGTATGTTTCAGCCCCGATTTCACGCATATAAAAATGAAAGAGTATTTCATGTTCTAAAACATTGCGATATGATTCATCATATATCGGAAATCTAAAATTAAATATTTTCGGTTGCGCCGCTGTAATAATTTCATCTATTGTTTTTTCGTTTAATTCAGCAGGTGTGAATCCGCTTTGTACTTCGCAAATATATCGTAATTGTGATGTATAATTACTCATTTTTTATAACCTCTTCATTCTTTCGGTCTATTTCGGCAAACTTAACTTTAATGTTTAAGTTAAACATTTTATTAATTTTTGCTACTGCCTCTTCGCGGGCCTTCAAGCGGGTTAGTCGGGCAATCTCAACGCCGCCGAAATTCGCTGTAACTTCATCAGAAACTAATCTTTCCTTTTTATCGGTGTTTGCGTTGTCTATTCCAAAATACGTTAGGGCCTCACTGATTATTTGGCGTTTTAGTATCTGTAATTTATCGGCTATATACGGCGTTGTAACATCAAGAACATTTATTTCCGATAAAGTGCTTAACCCTTTTGTGCCGAATATAAAGGGTATATTGCCGTCATATTGTCGGAAAAGATTCTCCATTGTAAGCCGCTGACTATCTTCAGTCAATATAATTTTCGGTGTTTTTTGGCCTTTTACATTAACATCGATAATTCGTTCACATTCCGAAATACGTTTTGCGTATGAGCGCAAGGCCAAAATTTCATTTGAACGTGTAGAATTATTCCATATTATAACTGAATTTTCATTACTTAGGTTCTTATTACGATAATTTACAGCAGGCGAAAATGCTACACGCTTAAACGGCTCGCGGTATATATCAAATGTCGAACTACTGTAAAATTGAAGAACAACGAACTCTTCCAAATCCTCATCGTAATAAAACAGTGCTTTTCCATCAAAACACAATATCAATTCAATAAATCTTGCGTCAATTTCCGGCGGCAAATTCTCATATTTAATACCCGCCAATGCAATTTCCGTAATGCGGTTGAACCAAAAATTATATGATTCAATATTTTCGCGTTCAGCCTCTTTTCGGAAACGCTGTGTTATACTCATACTTTTTCGTATCACTTTAAACCCCCATTATTCTAATGGTTTATTACGAACTTTATAATTACCAACGTTCGCATTATCAACCCAAAACGTAATACCTTTATCAAATATTTGTGCAATTTTCGCTCTTGCGGCGGCATTGCAAGCATCATACTCATTATTTGCGCTGGCTCGAACAACGCAACCTTTAGTTTGTATAAAAGTAAAATTTTCCCTATTATGTATTGCAGGCGTTTCAACCTTATGGATCGCGTAACCGTAATGCGTAAAATAATCATCGATAATTTTTACATAGTCATCACGCGGGCGTAATATAAAACCATGAAACACTTTTTCCCCAAGTGTAAAAAGTGCTGTACCTGTGATATTACCGCTTACTTTAGGAGGAATTCGGCTTGCTTTATCAACATCGGCCAAGATATGCCCAACGGAAATAGCACCGCTTACAATCATTCCCCCGCCCAATGGTAAAGCCGCTCCGCCCGATCCGCCTGCAATTACCGCACCACCAATAATTTGACCCGCCGCTAAAGCACTTGATAATACTAAATTTCCCGCATTTTGGGCAAGATAGGACTGAAAAGCATTGCTCACCCATGCACATTGCGGAAACCCTGTCATTATTGACATTTCACTGTAATTCTCTGGTGAGCCCTTATAATTAATCGGAATTGCCGATACACTTTGTATTGGTGCTAAATCGCTCTCAAGGTGAAATGTGATCGAACCCAGTCCGTCACCTGTGGTACTGTCATCAAAATCATATATTTTACCTTCCGAACCTGTTGTTACATACAAACAGTAAAACGGAGCAGTGTAAAGCTTATTGTTGTTTACATTCATCCCTAAAAATTTTGGATTTCGCTTTATTTCCCAAGTTCGTACAGTTGTTTCGCCTTCCAATTCGCGCGGCGAAAGAGCGATTGAAACGACACCTTCTACTTTATCAGCATGGTTTTCTACAATATCTTTTATTTTTTCGGTAGCATTCAGTAACCATGACGCGCCCGCGTTTGTTATGTGAATTATGCCTATTTCCTTCCGTGATAGTGCAGAATACATACCCTTTACTAAACTTCCGCCAGTTGGTTCATATGTATCGGGATTAAAAGTAGAATACATTATAACGCTCCAGTCTGGGCCGAAAGGTGCTTTACTTTCGCTGTCAACAACGTATTCGCCGATTGATATATTTTCCTCTACACGGTTTGAGCCTACCCAATCTTCATAAACATGATTTCGCTCAATCCAACATGCAGGAATTTCACAATACAGTTTAAAGGACTGGATAACATCTATTTCAAATTCTATTTCACATGTGTTATCATTTATATAAAATATGTTCTTTATAAAAGCATAAAACCAACGGTTTAAATAACCTGTATTTTGATAGCGTAAATAATTACACCCGATCAATGTATCGGCTGTAAACGGCAAGCGGATTCGCCCGTTTTCCCGAACATATATTGCTTTATCCGCGCTGTATACAACCCATTGCGCAAAAAATGAATTTTGCGCGGATACACTCGCAAAATAAAGTGTGTGTTCATAATTAATATCAATGTTTATATTATTAAATAATTGTATTTTTGAATTTGGGCTTGGTGCTAACATTGTTTTACGGCGGACAATAGGTTTACTATCGCCCGCCTTTTCTCCTTTACAATATTTTATTTACCTTTGTAAACAGTAATTGTTGCGGTTGCTCCCTTTGAAGGATTTTCGTTCGAATCGGCATTAAGCGTCAGTGTTGTTGCGGTTTCGTCGGCTCCGATAAATACCGTTCCGCGAACGTCCACATATGTCTTACTTGAGTTCGCACCCTTAAGCGTCCATGTAACAGTTTTATTAAAGAATCCTGTTCCGCTAACTTTTGCGTTAAACTGTATTTCGGTGTTCGGAACAACTGTTGCGCTTGCGGGCGAAATTGTAACCGTATTCACCGCCGCCACGCTGTCGCTGAAAGTTGCGGCAGGCGCAAAAGGCGACACACTAATAATTTTCCAACAATGAAGGAATGCATTAGTATACAATCCATCGGGATTTCTAATATCTTCCATTGTAATCAGTCGATCATATATCTGGATAAAATCATCATCGATAATGACGGCGGGGATCTCTGCAAGCTCCGAAAGCTGAGAATCTGTAATGCCCTTAATCTTTGCGCTTGTTACGTTTCCATTTGCATCATATGTAATATTTTCGCATGTTTCAGGCGCGCACTGTGCAAGTCGATTTATGTCAATATCGCCAAACGAATCTACCATAAGTCTTTTAGACAAAAACTCGGCTTTATCCATATTAAAGGCCGCCGCCAAAACGTTTACATCCATTGCCGCATCAAAATCAGCGGTAACAATTACTGTTTGTTCTTCGTGCTTTGAATGAGTTTTTACACCCGAAATATTATAATTTCCAGTCAAAAACTTCATTTTATTAGAAGTTGCTTTAATTTGTGTTACAACCGATTTAATATTGTCGTCATTGGAAAGTGAAGGGATTGAAATACTCTTGATATTTCCGTTTACAATATTAAGCGCAACCAGATATTTCATAACATTAAATTCATCATAATTATTCGCGCTTGCAAGGGATTCATATATTTTCTCAATAAGAGAATAAAGCCCATTTTCAGTTGTAAACGCCGCTGACAAATCTTCATTCGAAATTGTTGCTGGATATTTAACTTGATAGTTTACAATATGGAATGCGGCGCGAATATCGGGAATGCGTCTTTTAAATACCGTTTCACTTGAAACGGAAGGATTATAAAGTTCCGCATTTGCAATATTTACAAAGATTTCTTCAATCGTTTCGCCCAACGACAAAACACCCTTTTTGAGACTTTCCCAAGGGTTGTTGTACATTTTACTTGTTACTGTAACAAGGATAATGCGGTTGATAAGATCCGTTGCGAACGCATTGCGCAAATTAGGGGAATCCATAATAATTTTACCAATTGCGCGGATAGAATCAGCGTCTGTTGCAGTGAACGGAATATAATTCTTATAGTTTGTTGAAAAACCTTCGTTTATAATTCCGTTGATAACATCTTTAGATACATTCGTCAATACATAATTTTTAGGTCTTGTAGGCATATGTTTATTCCTCCGTAAACAAATCTTTTATTTTAATTTCCTTTTTTTCCTCTTCGGTTTCATCTTCTGCAAGCTTTTCGCCTTCATCACCTTCGCCGAAAAAACGTTCTTTATATCGTTTCTTAAGTGAATTATATTTGTTTGTGACTTCTATCAATTCTTCCGAATTATCAGTGAAAGAATCGGAAAAATCCTCAAGAAAAGCTATTGCGTTTTCGCTTTCGTCCTCTCCAATAAAACCCCTCAAAGATTGAAGTAATTCTTCTTTACTACGTTTCATATTAGTATTCTCCATTCAGCACGGTGACACCGTTTATTTGTACTTTTACTTTTGCCATTTTACCGTTTACAGACAGCATTTCATCAAATCCCGCCTGTGATTTCGGTCCCCATTTTCCATCAATCTTTCCGACATCATATCCGTTTGCCGATAGGGCTCTTTGCATCAACTCAAATTTTTCGCCGCGTTGCATTGGGCTTGTCACCCTAAAGCGTGTTCGTTCGATTTCGGGAAAAACAAGTATTTTGTTGGGAATGCCGTATTCGTTCCAACCGTCATTAAGAGTAGACATAATAATACCGTCTACAAAGCTTTTTGCCTCAATAATAAGCGGAACGCCGTTTGCGTTTTGTCCGACTACATATCCCACATGGTGGATCCTGCCGCTTGAATTACGTTTAAAAACGCAAGCACCCGCCGCAAGCTCGCCCTTTTCGGTAATATACTCAAGTGCCTCATCGTCTTTGATACCACACCAATTTGTATAATTACCCGCCGCGTTGTTATCCTGTCCAACAAATGCATCAATCAAGCCGTTGCAGTCATACAAATATGCATTGTCTGTTATCCATTTTTGCGTTTTACTGTCGAACTCGGCTTTACTGTAATTTGACTGATAATATTTAGTATACGCATAATCAAGTCGCCATTGCGTCGCTTTTTGTCCCGTTGTACCCATCAAATAATGCGCGGGTACTGTTCCGATCTCGCTGTCGGTTACACCGCAATAATAAGTGCCTGCCAATAGTTTATTCTTAGGCAAACGCTTAAAAAGATATTTTACAAAATCTTCACTACTTTTCATTGCTCAACCTCTCATAAAGTTTTGTTACAATTAGTGTATTATTTTCAATCGTTTTTCGGAGATCGTTAACTTCGCTTTTATGCTCGTTCATAATTTCGTTGATAACTGCTTGATTTTCTTTGTCTTTTTTAACAATGTAAACCGCAAGTGCTATCATTGCCGCAATCGATACCCCGTATGTTGATATAATCTGTACCCATTGTTCCATAACTGTAAACCACCTTTTTACTATAATTGCAAGGGAACTGTTTAACGTTAGTTTGTAAGACCTATTCAGCGGTTCAGTCGGTTTCACCCGTTACATTCTGAACTCGCAACGTTATTTTAAACATGTTCCCCGCAAAATTATTGTAACACATAAGTTTATTTTTGTCAAGCGCGTATTAATTTAAATGCGTTCGAAAACTCATTTTTTATTTTTACGGATTCATAGCGAACCGCGCCTACATTATACATGTTTCGCAACGTTTGCAAACATATTGACTTTCGAACAGCTAATAGCATATTGGGTTGCAGATCCGAATTTGTCAACGCATATTTTATTAAACAGCTTTCATCAATATCACGGGATACAAAAATTAAACCTTCTTTATAATCTACCCATATTCCGTAATTATTATTCATATATAATATTGTGAAATAATATTTCGCGCTTTGGGTTTTCTTTTGAACGAAATTTTTATTATCTCTCAAAAAATCGTTTTCCATATTATATTTACCGTATGCCGTGCCGTTTATGATTGAGCCGAACCGCGTTTTCATTGCCACATTTGTATATTCTTCATTCTTTATTACTTCCACCAATATTTCATTATTAATGCGCTTTATAGTTTTATTCCCATACGGCGGAACAATATTAAAATAATCAAAATACGGATTAGAAATTGTATACGCATTCGACAAAAAGAAAACTACAACATCTCGCAATCTTGCAATTGTAGAGTACAATTCTAAAAAGTTTGTTACTTCATCTTGCAAATAATGATAAACCCCTTTATCAAGTATAAATTCGTCAAAACATATTTTGCTTACCTTCGGAAAAGGGATTGATTTTAGGATCTTCCCTGTTGATAGTGCTTGCGCCTGTCCCGCATATTCGTCATTGATATAAAACATATTTCCTTTCACTTTAAATGTGACGTTCGGGAACTCTGGTTGTATATCGTCAAAAAACGATTTTAACCTTTGCGCTGTTACCTCCGTTTTGTATCGCCGAATGTATATAAACTCATTTTTATTTTTTAAAAAATCCTGTATTGCCCATCGTTTAAAAGCATATGTCTTGCCTACACCGCGCATACCAACTATAAAATTAAATAAACAATTATAACTCAACGCTTTTCCTATTTCGTAATACATTTTTACCCCTTTCGCACTGTAAATTCTGTTTCATCAAGCACAATTCCGCCCGCTGTATGTACGGGTCGCAATTTTCCGCCGTACCTTGCGCCTTCCGTAAAATTCTCAAAAGTAACTTGTGAGTGCAAATTTGCGGGCATTCCTGCACATGTTACATTTAGTTTACCTTCAATTTCTTCAATATATGTTTTAGCTCTTAAAAATTTGGCTCTTGTAAAACTTGATTCATGTTTCCATGCTCCAAGCTTTACATCATCAATTTCCAATTCTTCGGGAATGTCATCTCCTAATAAATGCAATGAATCAGTATCTGCATATAAAAAACGGTGAAATACTTTTTGCGCGCTTGAAATTGTTTTGTATCTTGCCCATGCGGTTATAAATGCCGCAGTCGGAATGTAAATCGGCTTTCGCTGTTCCCATTCGCCGAATAAATATCGTACATTGTCATTCAGCGGATCAATTACAGGAATCTTCGAACGCACATTCGGATTCATACCGAATTTTCCGTATAGGGAATTTAACATCAATTTTGCGATAGTTCGCAATGGTTTATTACCTTCAATCGTTGCTTGTTCTTTTACGGCATACCATTTATCAATATATGAACGGAACATTATATTTGAACTTTTCCATTTCCAACCACCAATATATTCTATGTTATAAATATTGTAATGAGCTTGAAACAATTCCATATCAACGGAAGTTAAACATAGCGTAACATCTTCGCCGTTGCTGTCAATTATATATTCCGTTGGATTGAATGCCGTGCTGTTTTTTAGCTGTATTGTCGGAATATAATTTTTCTTTAATTTGAAATTGCACCGTATCATTTGAACATATAAATCATATAAATTATCTTTTTCATAATTACCCTCATAATATATTGGGTCACCGTACGGTAAATTGCAATAATACATAACGGAAGGATATAAGGAATTTCCATCCAACACAATACCGTTTCCGACTACCCTGTTAACAAAACGAGGATTCGCAAAAGTAAAACCACCCCTATAACATTGCCGAACGTCAGCATCGTAATCGGGTTCGGGGAACCACCTTGAAAAACATTTTTTCGTTATAATTTCTTTGTAATTTGTCATTGCATTGCTTGCCGTTGTGTTTTTTGTCAAACCCTGCTGAAATAATATTTCAAGAGCTTGAGCCACAATTTGGCAGTCATTACGTAAATAATGTATCTCGTCAATTGTTAACTCATGACCAATTTCACGAACCGCCGTATAGTCAATTTCTTCTTTTTGTATTGGTAAATTAAAGGCCTTTGCAATTTCCGCAACCTTAAACGGTAAAAGCTTTAAAGAATCTAAAAAAGTTATTTTATGGTTTTTCTTTTTTAGAATCTTAAAATACGTTGTAATTGAATAAAATATTCCTTTGTCGCTAATAAGCGTCTGAAACGTATTCGGCCGCTTATCCTCATTCGTTATATGACACCATCCACTTTTTAATAAATGATAAATTATAAATTCACCATCAAATTTTAAATTATGAAAATATATTGTTTCCTGCTGTTTTGATAATTCTTTCATCTTTTCAAAAAACGAGATTATATTATTTCCATAAATAAAGTTTGAAATATTACCTATTTCACATAATCCCCATGCCCACACTCTGCAATCATCCGCGTTCGTTGTTGTTTCAAAGTCGGCAACATACATTTTATAACCTCATGATATTATCGTAAATAATTTCCCTTTGATTTTCACGCTCAACGGGATCGCGATAAAACAAAATAAACAAATAGTCAGAGCCCAAACTTGCATTAATGAAGTCGTCAATATTAATCGAATGTATTTTGTTTATTATTTCTCTCAATCTCGGATCGTTGCTGTCAAATAAATTATTTAGCATTGAAATATAATTATTCCTGTATTGCACATTTTTTCTTTCAAGATAATTCGGCTGAGTTTGTGTATCAAGCGAGCGCAAATATGACGGCATATCGCGCATACTGATTTGATCAATATCCTGTTTCGGCAACAAATTAACATCGCGCATTCGACCCATTTGCGCCAAGTTACCCCGCTCAATTTCACCCACTCTTGCGCGTTGTTTCGCTCGGCGTTCATTTATGATGTCTAACTGTTTTTTCGCCTTCCTATATATTGCATCGGGCAATTCAACGCCCTTTTCCGTTTTTACTGTTTTATATCCCCCTTCCATAAATTCTTTTATTACAGCCTTTGTATCTGCAACATCGGGACTATCTTTCAATTTTGAATATGATAATTTATCGACTTTAAAACCCCGCTTTTCAAACCTTTTTGCTTTTTCGTTGTAGGCTTTTACCATTTTCTTTAATTCGGTATCAACAGCGGCTTTCGGCTTTGCTGTAAATGCTTGCAATTCCGAAATTATACTTTCAATGTTTCCGCCGCTACTTTTAATTTTTGAAACATATACTTTTTGCGGAATAGGAATATATTCCGCTGACAGTTGGGCTTTCTTTTCAAGCCGCCTTATTTTTGCATTAAAGTTTTTTACCGCTTTTCGTAACAAATCATCCTGCTTAGTCATTATATCACTTCCTTTTTTTAAATTTCACGCACTATAAATCATCGGTTATAGTGCGTGAACCATTTTATTGGTATATTGTATTCCCTGTTTTAGATATTATTTTGTAACAATATCCAAAGTGAAGATTCGGTTAGCACCGTTTGTTATCTGCCGCACGCGAACAGGAATTCCATCTTCCCATGTCGGTGAACCGTACAAACCGAAAATTCGCTTAAGGGAATTATAAATTCCGTATGACGTTGCGGTGTAGGTGTGGCCTGCAATGTCAATCAGTGTTACACGCGGGGTTGTTCGAACTTCGCCTGTTTTTTCATCAACGATCTCTACAGGTTCAATTATAACATCTTTTACATTAATTTCCTTGCCAATGTGATCGGCAATTCGGACTTCGGGCGAATTCAATGCGTTATACAATTTCGCTTTATCGTTGTTGCTTTCAGCGACAAACGAGGAGTAAATTGACGCTGTTGCGGTGTTGATACCTTCAAGGATCTCATTTTTCTTTGTGTTGGTTGTAATAATTTCGTTCATAATTTTTTCCTTTCTTAGAAAACCATTTATTGTATTTTTTCGGTTTCCTTGACGTGCTGTTAAACAGCACGTTTCGCCTTGTTCCCACAAAGCTCGTCAGAAGGATTTCAAAATACAAGATAAGATACTAATTTATATCGAGTTGATATTCGACAGGGCGTAAACCATTTATACCCTATCCCATATCGGCCATTATACGGCTCTATTATGCCAAGTCGTTTTCGGGACACGTAACCGCGAGCCATCGAATTAATAGCGGCATAATGCAACGTTGTGACGTCTACCAACGCTAAAATCAAATTACATGCCACATCTTGCGGATCACCAACTTTATATACTCCCGACCGCTTATCCTCTGATATTGCGTAAAATGTATCCCATTTCGCATGGGTGATTTCCTGTGCTATGTCATTCAAATCGACAGGTAATTCTTTTTTGCCAAAAACACGATTTGCAATATCATCGTATTCAATCCGTTCTTCTTTCATTTGCGCATTTACAAAATAAATCATTTTTTTCATCCTTTCGTTATTCCCACCCACCCCACCTATTAACTTATTTACACTTCGACATAAATGATGAAATAATTATCATCTTCCGTCATCATTGATACGTTTTTCACACTGTATTCGGTTCCATCATCAGCACAAACGCATTCTTTTATACTATGATAAAGCATAATCTCATCATCATCATACCTTACCGCCATACACCTACATTTAAGCGGTTTATAATTGCTAAGAATTTTTGCGTAACAAGCTGTAATTTCTTCATGCGGTTTTGCAAAAAGTTGCCACATTTTGACTAATTTCATTTTCATTTACCTACCATTTCATTTCATTCGGTTCGGTATCCCCTTACCGTGACTATAGTATAGCATATCCGCGCAGCAATTGCAAGGGGTTCAGGAAAATATATAAGGAATGACGGATAGTATAATCCCTTTGTTTGTTTGAGTTTTTTCTATTGTGGATTGAAGAAGAAGGATATATCTTTAAAATTGTTTGGTATATAATTGGTAGGTATTAAACTATTATATTGTTATTATGTGAAGAACATGAAATATATTTTGAAGGTGGGATTGTATATGGGGTAATATTATGTTGTGCAAGTGTTATGAATTGGTTGCGATGGAATATATTGTTGTGGTATGGTTGTTTTATGAATTGGTTGCGTTGGAATATATTGTTGTGGGTTGGGGTTGGGGAAGATTGTATATAAAAAAAGGGTCGCGTGGCACTACTTTGCCGGCATTCATCAGCGGATAGTCTAATGGA